GTGAAGTTGTAAATGACCGTGAAGGTACATATTTTGAAGCAAGTGAAATAGATGCATCTAAAGAATCAACTTACAACCGCCAGAGTTATGTAGTTGGTGAAAACACATATAGATTTTGGCTGTGTGCAGAAATATCTTATTTTGAAACTACAAAAATCGCGCACAAACATCTAGCCGAAAAGTACACTTATCTTTCTTAAACTAGAACTTAAACACATAGAAGCCCGCCATTTGGTGGGCTTTTTCTTTTTGGAGGAATTGATATATGAGTATCGAAATTAAACAAGAGAAGTATTTCAACTTAGAAGTGGGAGTGGATGAAAGTACAGTCACAATCTATCAAAAAGATTCAGATATTGTGATTAGTAAGGAAGCCGCGAAACAACTGATTGAAATTCTGAAAGGTTTTATTGAGTAAATTACATGTATCTACCACCTTCTGGGTGATATTTCTTTTTCACAATTTAAAAGGTGGTCAATATGAACACTATAGACTCACCTTACTTTAATATTGAAAAGTTTGCTAGAAGGGTGTGTGAGGACAACTTTCCACGGGCAATAAATCTTTTAAAAGAAAGCATTTCCAACTATACAGCTCATGAAGATGTTGAAAAGTGTGATTTCAAAAATCAATGGAAGTGTGAGGGTGTTTTAAATACCGATGCCTTTTTTCTTGATTCAAGAGAAATATATGACTGAATTTCAAAAAAACATAAATGAGATTAGACAGCTCCAAACAGAGCTAAATCACTTGGGAAGCTGTACTACCAAGGGCCTCACAGAAGAACAGATCGCTCACTTAGATGAGCGATTTTTTTTGGCCACAGCAAAACAGAAAAAGTTGGTAGCTCGGCTGAACAATAAGCCTGAGGGATTTCTTTAAAGGGCTTAGGTGTGGACAGTAAAGATTATTTTTGGCTAACCAGAAAAAAAGAACCTAAAACCAAACCTAAAAGCAGACCATTGCCTAAGGCAACCCAAAAATATTTAGAGGCAGAAGAGGAATTTACTCATGCTTTAGATGTGCTGGAAATCAAATATGAGAAGAAATTCCAGTTTAAATCCACAAAGCATTGGCGTTTTGATTTTCATTTAATTGAACATCGTATATTAGTTGAAATTGCGGGTGGTCCTTGGTCGGGAGGTCGACGAGGAAAGCTTGCAACAAAGGCGTGGAGTCTTGATCGTTACGATGTGGCTGAAGAGATGGGCTATACCGTAGTTCGCTTAGAGTCGGCAGCAAGATTTAAGATTAATGAATTAGGGCCGCTACAAATTCAAGCAAGCTTTGCCAGCGAATGGCTGAAAAATTTGAAGAGGCAAATTTTCAATGGAACAGATCAGACCCTTCCCGCCAGCGGACTTTATTGATGACGCTGAAGAGGAAAAAGCAATTCGCTTAATACCAGCACCAGACCTGAAGAAATGGGTTATTGCAAATTATTTAACGATTGGTGGACCTTTACACAATCCAGATCATGACCACATTGCTGAGTTACTCGATGATAATGAGGAATTCTTGGCATTTGCTTGGGCATCATGTGCTTATAAGAGCAAACAGGCCATGGTTCTTGGTCAGTGTGAAAAGGTAATGTTTAATGTCGGTGGTTGGCGCAAAGCTCGACAAGAGCAACAAATGCGAGACTGGTTCGGCTCAGTACCAAGTTATTTAATTACAGTTGATGCTTCTTTCTGTGAACGAGCAAACGATACAGAGTTTTGCTATTTGCTTGAGCATGAGCTTTACCATATAGGTGTTGAGCGCGACGAAGATGGTGACATGTTGATTAGCACCACTACGGGATTACCTAAACATTATTTGGCTGGTCATGATGTCGAAGAATTTATTGGTGTAACCAAACGGTGGGGAGTAAGTAAGAACGTTAAGCGACTTATTGAAGCTGCGAATAACCCGCCGTTTGTTTCAAATTTAGATATTTCAAAATGCTGCGGAAACTGCGCAATCAATTGAGCCTAAGGGCTCTTTTTTTTGCACTGTTTGTTTTACGTAGTTTTACGAAGGGGTAGTTATGGCAACACTAAAGGAGCCTATAAAAATCTTTATAGTTCAGTCTCTTGCTTGCTTTGACACCCCTCAACAAGTAGCTGATGCTGTAAAACAAGAATTTGGAGTTGAAATTCTAAGGCAACAAGTAGCTGCATATGATCCAACAAAGCCAACAGGAAAAAACTTAAGTAAGAAACTTATTACTTTGTTTAATAAGACCAGGGCAGATTTCCAAAAGAACGTTTATGACATCCCTCTAGCAAACAAAGCCTATCGATTGAATGAACTTCAGAAGATCTATGAAGGTTATAAAAACAATAGGCTGATGAAGCAGGGCGTTATCAAGCAAGTTCGGGAAGAAATGCAGGGCCATGACTTGATGCTTTTAAATGTTGAGTTGAAACATCTTGAAATTGAGAAGATGAGGGAAGGCGAAGGGGAAGATGACCCAACACCAGTCAAAGTAACCATTCAAGTTGTAGATGCGAGTAAAAAAGATGCCGAACATCAATCCGACGCTGAATGTGCCTCAGGCTAATTTTTTACAGATGGAAAATAAATTCCGGGCTTTTGTCGCGGGGTTTGGTTCTGGGAAAACTTGGGTGGGTAGCTCAAGCCTTTGTAATAAGTCATGGGAGTTTCCAAAAGTACCTTTAGGATATTTTGCACCTACATATGCACAAATACGGGATATCTTTTATCCAACAATTGATGAGGTTGCATTTGATTGGGGGTTAAAGACAAAAGTTTATCAATCGAACAAGGAAGTCGATATTTATTATGGTCGGCAGTATCGGACCACTATTATTTGTCGGTCGATGGATATTCCGGACTCAATTGTTGGTTTTAAAATTGGTCATGCCTTGATTGATGAACTTGATGTCATGGCTAAGCTTAAGGCCCAGCAAGCATGGCGTAAGATCATTGCACGTATGCGTTATAAGCAAGCTGGATTGGTCAATGGTATTGATGTGGCCACCACGCCAGAAGGCTTTAAATTTACATATGAGCAATTTGTTAAAGAGGCAAATAAATCAGAGGCTAAGAGTAAGCTCTATGGAATGATTCAAGCTTCAACTTATGACAATGAAGCCAATCTTCCGGACGATTATATTTCTTCTTTATTTGAGTCATATCCACCTCAACTGATTTCTGCTTATTTGGATGGTAAGTTTGTCAACTTAACTAGTGGTGCTGTTTATCCTGATTTTGATCGGATCTTGAATCATACAGATGAGGAAATTAACCAAGGAGAATCCTTACTTATTGGTATGGACTTTAACGTTTTGAAAATGGCAGCTGTGGTTTATGTAATAAGAAATGGTAAGCCAAGAGCCTTGGATGAATTAGTTGGTGTGCGAGATACACCAACTATTTGTTATTTGATCAAAGAGCGCTTCCCTGGCCATGATATTACGGTGATACCCGATGCCTCAGGTCAAGCTACATCATCGAAGGGTTTTAGTGAATCTGATCATGCAATCTTAAAGAAAAACGGTTTTAAAGTTGAAGTGAATGGTGTGAACCCAGGCATAAAAGACCGTATCAATGCTGTGAATGCTCAGATCCTAAATGCAGATGGTGAACGGCATTTAAAAGTGAACACAAACAAATGTCCTAACTTTACGGCAACACTAGAGCAGCAAGTCTATGATGCTTTTGGAATGCCTGATAAAGGTGCTGGTTTGGACCATGTGGGTGATGCTGGCGGGTATCCATTAGCTAAGCGCTTTCCAATCATTATTCAGAAAGTATTTAAACGGCGAACTATCGCTGGTTTTTCTCGTTAAACAATGCACCTATTTAGGTGCTTTTTTATTGGTGTATTTATGGCAGTTACTGATAAACATCCGCAGTATATTGCTGCACAAAAAAGCTGGCAGATTATGCGTGACGCCGTTGCTGGCGAAGAGCAGATCAAACAGGAACAAACCAAGTATCTTGCTAAATCGGCTGGAATGATTGAGGCAGAAAAGCAGGGGGATAAGACTGGAGAGATTTATAAAGCCTATTTAAGCCGCGCTCAATATCCCCTCTGGGTTCAAGACTCTCTTCGCACGATGATTGGTCTGGTCTCTAAGCTTGAGCCAAACATTGTAATTGAAAGTTCTCTTTTAAAGGGCTTGATTGAAAACGCAACTAATGATGGTTTTGGCCTTAAACAACTCTTTATTCGAATTTGCTTAGAGCTTTTGGAGTATGGCCGCTGTGGTTTATTGGTCGATGTCGATTCTAAAGGCGTTCCATATTTTGCTCTATACGATGCGTTATCTATCATCAACTGGAAGGAAAACAGTATTGGTGGTCGTAAGGATCTGAAGCTATTGGTGCTCGAGGAGCAGTTTGATAATAGTGAAGATGAATTCGGACATGACACGAAAACGGTCCACCGTGTTTTAGCTATGCAGGAAGGTGCTTTAACTGTCCGTTTGTTTGATGGCTCTAGTGAAGAAGATAAAACTCCGGATCTTGGCGGTAATCAGCTTTCATTCACACCATTTGTATTCTGTGGTACCACGGATAATTCTCCTAATGTTGGAACTATTCCGCTATTAACTATGGCGAAAGCAGCTCTAAAGAGTTACCAGCTTAGTGCGGATTACTTTCAGTCACTTCATCATACAGCACATCCTCAGCCTTGGATTAATGGTTTAGAAGGGGATGAGGACGATGACGATATTAGTGTTACTGGTGTGATGGCTGTCTGGAGTCTGCCTAAGGACTCACAATGCGGTTATTTAGAAATTTCAGGTAATGGTATCGAACTTACCAAGAGTGAAATGGATGCACAAAAGAACGCAGCATTAGAAGCCGGTGCAAAGGTTGTTGATACGAATACACAAGAATCAGGTGAAGCACGCCGTGCACGTCAGGATGATCAACAAGCAAGCCTACACAGTATTGTGATGTGTGCAGCTGCTGCTATTGAGCAGTCCATTAAATATGCAGCTCAGTGGTTAAAGCTAGATCCTTCCAAAAATGTATTTACGGTAGAGCCTGAGTTTATTGTCCAGCAATACGATATCAATATGGCTAAGCAGCTTTATGAAGGTGCAATTTCTGGAAAGAACTCATTCCAGACGTATTGGGAATATATCGCTACAGGAAAATTACCTGGTCATGATTATCAGGAAGAGTTGAAGAGGGTTGAAGCTGAGCGGGATAGCTCTCCGATTTAGAGGTGTTAAATGGCTTCTAATATTGAAAAATCATTGATTGAAGTACTTACACAACACCAGGCGTATTTATATCGAGCATCTTCTCAATCAGTTAATGAATTATTAACAATCTTTAATGATGAGTCGGCATTAATGCTGGCAAAGCTTAGAGACTTGTTAGATGAGTTAAGTGATTCTGAAAAGCTTGCTCTTGCGGGTGGTCAGTACACAACGACAAACCTCAAAGAGATTCGGGATTTAATTTCTCAGTGGTTTACGGCAATAAATACTTCATTGCCTCAAGCATTCGCAGTTTCAGCCACAGCATTAGCGGTATATGAGGCTAATTACACAGCAAAGCTGTACGGCGGTAAGATTAAAAAGCCGATTGGCGAAAAACTTTATTCAGCTGCTAAAAAAGCACCCTTAGTGGGCGGGGCATTGGTAGAGGATCTACTTGCCAAGATTGCCGAAACAACGCGCCAAAAAGTTGAATATGCAATTCGGGATGGGATTAACTCCGGTAAAACGAATCAGGAAATTGTCCAACGTATTCGTGGTACCAAGCGCCTCAATTATGAAGATGGGCTTTTAACTAGCACTAAGTCAGACATTGATCAGACTGTAAGAACGTTACGTAACCATGTAGCAAATCAAACGTATTTAGACACCTTCAAGCAGCTAGGTTTTGAATATGTCCGCTTTGTCAGTGTATTGGATGGAAGAACAACAAAGCTTTGCGCGTCATTAGATGGCACTGTCTGGAGAATTGATGATCCGGCAAAACGAGTACCACCATTACATCGAAACTGCCGCAGTATTCTGGTTGCTGTAGATAAGGATGGTCTCCTTGTGGGAGAAAGACCGTTTGTAATGGATGAGCGAAAAGTTAAAGACATCCCAAAAGACGAGCGTAGCCAACTCATCGGCCAATTGGACGCAAACACCACATTCAAAGAGTTCTTTAAGAAAACAGATGATTTCTTCCAGAATGAATGGCTAGGGCCAAAGCGGTACAAACTTTATAAAGAAGGAAAGTTTGATTTTGATAAATTCTTTGATCCTAAAGGGCGGCTTTACACACTGGACCAACTTCGAAAGTTGGATGAGCAGACATTTAAGGACATTGGATTATGAAACAAGTAACTATGACTCAAGCGCAATATATCCTAAGCACTAATATTATTTTGGTGCCATTTGTTCGGAAGTTGATTCCAAGATATATGGCTCTCTTCGGATTAAACTTTAAATACCCTAAAGCCTGCTGCCATATTTGAAGTCTTTTTAAACAGTAGCATTATGTAATGGTTCGGCTAATATAGAACCATAAAATTTTAGAAAATGGCTAAGTACGTATGAGTGATATAAATAATGAAATACTTGCACAGTCAATGGAGTTATTTTTGCGTGGAAAAGAAAAGCTTACTCAAGATGAATGGAATGTACTTCTAGAACATGCCCCATTAATTGCCAAAGAAGTGGCAATTAAGTTTAATTTAACTACTAGTCAATTTAGACAATATATTGGTGATGGGTTAGAGCTCGGATTTATAACAGGTGTGATTTCTGAAGGAGCATGGCATAAAGCTAGAGCTGAATTTTCAGTAAAAAATAGTAAGTTTACTTAATCCTCTGGTCTTGAAACATGCCCAGAAAATAACTGATTTTAACCATAGCACCTTCGGGTGCTTTTTTTGTGAGTAAAAAATGTCTAAGAAACTATTAGCACTTTCGATGGTTGCATACATCGGCACCAAATCAGTTCTAGCAATACCTATGTCACGTGGTGAATATAATGAATACCAAGGATGGCAAATTCCAGAAAACGAAGACCCAGGTGATCCGGGTTATTTAATTGAATACAAAGATGGCGGCAAGGCTAATCATCCAGATCATGAAGGATATATTTCGTGGTCACCAAAAGATGTTTTTGAAAAATCATATCAGCTAGACGGTTTTCAAAATTGTGTATTGGGCCGAGAAATTCATAAAGATGATAATGGTGTAACAGTTATCCATAACGAAACAGTTAAAACACGGGATGGTGAACAGCCATTAAAAGCTGGACATTTTTACGATGTGATTTCTGGTGGTTTACTCACACCTATTCAATTTCAACTAGGTCCAGTTAAAGAAGTTGGAGTAAATGGCATAACGAATGAAGCATTACTCGCAATAGTTTTACATCGCTTGCGAATATTGAATCAAGAGTTTCCATGCCGTGAAAATTCACTTGCAATTACGAACATTGAGCAAGGCCAAATGTGGTTAGAACATCGTACACGAGATCGCCAGAAACGAGGCGTGGAAGGTTTAAACCAAATTTAAATTACGTATTACTTATTTATCTAAATACAGCGTCCTTAAGGGCGCTTTTTTAATGCCTTGAGATAAGGCTTTATCCAAATCAAACGAGAGGTTTGAACATGCCATTACCATTTATTGTTGATTCACTTGATGCAATCAAAGAAGAGCACCGCGCTTTGTATGTTGAGGAAAACGGGAAGTTTCGCCTTGACTTAGACGGCTATGAAGATCCTAAAGGTTTGAAATCTGCACTTCAAAGTGAGCGTGATGCCGCTAAGGATGCAAAACGAAAACTTCAGGAACTTCAAAATCAGTTCGAAGGAATTGACCCTGAAATTGTCAAAAGAGTCTTTGCTCAACTTGATCAAGATGAAGAAGCAAAGTTAATCGCTGAAGGCAAAATTACCGAAGTGATTCAGAAACGCACCGAGAAGATGCGTGAAGAACATGAAAAGGTACTTAAAGCCGAAAAAGACCGTGCTGACAAAGCCGAAGCTTATGCAAATAAGTTTAAGGAGTCAGTAATTCAAGGGCAAATCGTTCAAGCGGCTGTAGAGCTTGAAGCATTAGCTGAAGCAACAGGTGACATCGCTTTTTTAGCTAAATCCAAGTTTGCATTAGATGAAAACGGCAAAGCGGTAGCTGTAGATGAAAACGGTGAAGTGGTCATTGGTAAAGACGGTCAGACACCGCAGACCCCAAAAGAATGGGTTGAATCTCTACGGGAGCTAAAACCGTACTACTGGCCTAAACCAAATGGTATGGGGGCACCAGGTAGTGCCAATACAAAAGGTCAGGTCGACATTCTCAAACCAGATGGTTCAGTGAACTTAACCAAATTGGCGCAATTACGAAATGAAAATCCGCAGTTAGCTAAAGAGCTGGCAGCAAAACACAATATTAAACTTTAAGGAGTAAAGCCAAATGGCTGATACCAAAATTGCTGATGTAATCGTTCCTGAATTATTCACTCCATATGTTTTAAATAAAACCGCTGAGAAATCTGCCTTATGGCAGTCTGGCATTGTGGGGGATCTTGAAGAAGATGTAGCTTTTGGAACGAAGGGTGGTACTACTGTAAATATTCCTTTTTGGAACGATTTAAGTGGTGAATCGGAAGTTCTCTCTGATCAAACCCCTTTAACTGTAAATAACATTACATCAGGTCAAGATATTGCAATTCTCCATGCCCGTGGTAAGGCATGGGGTGCTAATGATCTAGCAAAAGCCTTATCTGGTGACGATCCACTCGGTGCGGTTGGTGATCTGGTAGCAGATTATTGGGCGCGTGAGTTTCAGGGCTTTACCGTGAATACCCTCAAAGGTGTTTTTGGTGCTGCAAGTATGGCAAGTAACGTACATGATATTTCAGCTGGCGTAGGGGCCGCAGCGGTTATTGATGGTCATTCTTTTGTCGATGCGTCATATAAGCTTGGCGATGCGGTCGATAAATTAACGGCGATTTCAATGCATTCATTCACTATGTCAGCTTTATCTAAGCAGGGTTTAATTGAAACCGTGCGTGATGCTGATGGGGTTTTACTCTATAAAACCTTTATGGATCGCCGTGTGATTGTTGATGATGGCATGCCCGTTGATGGTGATGTATTTACTTCTTTCCTATTTGGTCAAGGTGCTGTTGGCTTCCAAGATATTGGTGCACCAAATGCGGTTGAAACTGATCGCGATAGTCTTGCTGGTGTAGATATCTTGATTAACCGCCGTCACTTTGTACTACATCCACGTGGTATTAAATGGGCTGGTGCGAATGGTATTGCGCCGAAGAACTCTGGTCTTGCAAGTGGCGATAATTGGGAACGTGTTTACGATCCAAAACAAATTCGTATTGTGGCTTTTAAGCACAAAATTAAATAAAGACATGGGCGGATTTATCCGCCTTTTCTTTTGGAGACTAACAAATGGGACTTTCATCATTTAACCGTGCACGGGAAAGACAACAAATGACACAAGACAGAATTACTGAGCTGGAAGAGCAACTTGCAACCCTGAAAGATGAATTTATTGCTTTTCAGAATGATCCTGAAGCAATGAAAGCACGTATTGCCGAGCTTGAATTGGGAGAAGGAAAACAAACACCAGATGGTGACAATCAGCAAGCTCAAAGCAATCAAAACTCTGAAGGCAGCCAACACGCTGGAGATGACCAGGTACAACCAATTAACTATGCTGGACTTAAAGTTGATGAGCTTCGTGCTGTATTAACCGAAAAGGGCATTGCATTTGAATCAGGTGCTAAAAAAGATGAGTTGTTAGCACTTCTTCCAAAGGAATAACCCATGAGCTTTATCACTGAACAAGAAGCGATTGAACATGTAGTAGGCTTTGATGCTTTATCTGACAGTGATAAGGCTGATTATCTACAGATGTCTGAGGCTTATCTATTAGCACGTAATGTTAAGCCTTATGTAGATGTCGCTACAGTACCTCAACCCCTCAAAACTGCCTCTTATCAGATCATTAAAGGCATTATGAAAGGGGAGTTATACCAAGGTCAGGAACAGGCATTAAAGCGCAAGAAGGTAAAGGCCGATACGGTTGAGACGGAAAAAGAATATCAAGACGGATCGGTAAAACTAACGGCAACTGAGCAGTTTATTCTTGATTTGATCAAACCATATCGCAAAAGCAAACGAGTATTTTTTGTCAGGAAAATCTAATGGGCTTACGTGACGAAATTCAGGCAGAAATTGCTGAAGCATTAAATGAAGATTTAGCGGACGCCGTGCATACCTTTACCTGTGAGCGGATTTCTAAAACGAATTGGGATCCTAAGACAGAAACTCATGTTGAAGTTAAAGAAAACTATACTGGTCGTGGTGTTCTATTCGGCTCATACAGTCAATATGAAATACAAACGCTTGGAGTACTGGCTACAGATAAAAAGGCGACCGTGCTGCAAAATGAAGTGACCATGGTGCCCATAATGGAAGATGAGTGGGTTACTCCTTTAGGTATATTTCGTGTCAAACACATTCAACAAGACCCAGGAGCTACTATTTGGAAATGTCAGTTGAGGAGAGTGTAATGTCTTGGGTTGTGTATACATTTCATGAAAGTGTTCAGGTAGTTCCTATAGATGATTTAAAACCACACTCATTTTTTCATTGTGAATGCCATCCCAAAATTGAGGATGGCGTTTTTGTTCATAATTCATTTGATGGTAGAGAGGCTACTGAAACACTCTTACCAAGCTAAAAGGATGGCCATGGTTAATACCGATTATGTGCCTGAGTGGTACACCTCACCGTTTCAACATGTCAAATATACACTCGCCAGAAATCAGCTACACATGAATCTGTTATTCGAGGACATGGATAAAGCTGATCAATTTTTAGATATGGGGGCAGATGCTCAAGTTAGTTCCTTTTCTGATGGCGCTTATGCAATTGTCCAAATTGGTGATAAGGGGGGGTAAGGACCAATTACAAGTTTATGGACTGCTTTTACACGAGGCTGTTCATGTCTGGCAAATAGTAAAACGAAGAATGGGTGAGCGCGAGCCAAGTGTTGAGTTTGAAGCGTATTCAATTCAGTCAATCGCACAAGACCTATTTGAAATGTATGAAGCAAGCGAGGTTGAAAGTCATGGGGTGGACGGGGAAAAAGCCGACTAGCTTTAGTTTTGAAGTAGAAAAAAAAGCTGAAGACGATGTTAAGAAAATGATTATGGATACGATGCAATCGCTTGTAGTTTCAAGTCCCGTTGATACTGGTGCTTATCGATCCTCTCATATTGTATCGATTGGATCTGAGGAATTTGGTGTTCGTGGACCTGAAGCAAACGCCGTGCAAGATGCAGCTATTCAAGCCGTTAAGTTTAAGCTGGGCAATTTGGTCTATATTCAGAACAACCAGTCATATGCTGAACGCTTAGAGAATGGTTGGTCAGACCAAGCACCGCAGGGTATTTACAGTACAACGTTTACTTATATTTCTCAAAAGTACGGTGGTTAAGATGGCAATGACATTAGAGCAGACAAGGCTAGCTATCATCGATCGTATGGAAAACTTTACAGGCATTGCCCAGGACAGAATTCAGTTTCCAAATGCACCAGGCTTTACTGTGCCGAAGGAAGGTTTATGGTGTCGATTAAAAATTGCTGGCGGTTCAAGCTTTACTTCAGGTGTTGCTGATAAACCATGTACTCGTCGCACAGGTAATATCATGATTCAATGCTTTGACCGACTTCATACTGGAGAGAAAGCCCTAACAGTTCTAAGTGATGCTTTGCTGGCACATTTTGAGTATTTCTCATTTGAGAATTTAGAATGTTTGAAGGGCGAATCGATTGATGCGGGTAAAGATGCTGACTTTGTTAAGTATAATGTCTTTATTGGATATACGGTGAATTGATATGATGTGGAAAATATTAAAAGAAGAGAGGCCCGTAAGCGCAGGGCGGTATCTCGTCGTTGTAGAAGGGCCTCATTATGAAATTGTTGATATCAGTTACTACAATGGTGGGTTTTTCAAAGTAGACGATGGTGAAAAAGTTATTAAATGGCAAGATTTGCCACCAATTAATGATTAGCGATTAGAAGGCGAGGTGGCAGAATGAGTAATGGGAAGCCAGAGATATCAGGTTATGAACCTTTTGCTTTGTATGACGAAGAAGAGGATGTGAATTGCCACCATGAGCAAGTAGAAACTGTTTGCCATAGTTTTAAAGGTGATCATCTATGGAAATGTTCTACTTGTGGAAAAAAATTCACCAATAAAGAAATTGAAGCACGCAAAGAAGAGTACAGAAAGAATCAGATCTAATTAAACAACAGGATCATACCGCCTTAGGGCGGTTTTTGCATTTTAATCACTACCACCTCATCGGTGGTTTTTTATTTTTACAGGAATCACTTATGAGCAATTTTGTTTTTAAGCGTGGTGACACCTTCAACTTGAATTTGCAGCTCGTCGATATGGATGAAACTCTGCAATTTCCTGCCGATGATGTGCGCCGTGCAATTGATCTGACAGGTTATACATTTACATCTCAAGTTAAAACTGCAGAAGGTACTGCAGTAGCTACCTTGACCTGTGCCCCTTTAAGTCAGAGTACTCAGAAGGGGTGGTTAAGTGTGAAATCTGGTGCAAGCACGACTGCGTGGCCTCTAGGTTTGGTTCAAATGGATATTAAAGCAGTGGTAAGCGGGACAACACAGCACACTGAAACTTTGACATTCCAGGTGATTGATGGAGTGACTGCATAATGGCAAATCTATTATTTAAGTTTAGCTGGGATCATCGGCCGTTCCCATATAATGCGGCTGAAGGTAAGCGGCAATTTATGCTGCCTTTTGCTTCTGGAATTCCGAATTTGAACCCACAACTATCACAGGTTCAGGGGGCGGGGACAGCAGCAGCAGGCACACTTACCACATCATATTTAGATGATACGATTGGTCGCGTTCTTAGAGTTGGTGACTTTGGTTTAGGTAAGCCACTTCGGAATATTGATGTTGGTGGTGCAGACCTCAACAACATGACTACAGTGGGGTTCTATGGTAACGATACATTTGCTAGCGCTACATTAGCCTTAAATTTCCCTGAAGCGGGAGTTGTTGGGACATTGTTGGTATTAAATGTTTCTGGTTCCAATAATTACCGCAACCAGATCTATATTTCTGCTTCAAGTGGTCGTATCTGGTATCGCTCAACTGCTGACTTAGCGACATGGACCGCTTGGAAACGTCTTGTAGATGCTAGTTCGGCGGATTATCAACGATTAATAAATAATGGTTTTGCTGCTAACTTTCCATTGAGCAATTCTCCTTTAGCAACTCTTGATGCACGAGGTAGTTTTATTGGATTACAGAGCACAGGAGCAAATGCATCCGCTGCAGGCGATTATCCGGGAATTTTTGCTCAATATATTTTGGGATTAAACATTACTAGTGCAGCCGAACACGCTGCACAAATCAGTGTCGGGACTTCTTCTGCTTATTTTGGCTTTAGACGACATAGTTATCAGGGCGCATATTCTCCTTGGTACGCCTTACGTGGTGAACACAACACCACGGTTGATGGATCAGGATTCATTAAGGCAGCCTCTCCGGTTGTAAAACTGTTCAGTGATTATATTGATCTAAACTCCGATGCTGAAAAACAGCCCATCACTTTTGAGAAACATGGAATTGGTGATTACCTGATTAAGGGATCACTTGGTTTTGCACAAGAAGGCTGGTACGTCGAAGTGCCAAAAGATGCGAATGGCAACACGGTTGTCGCAGTTGTCTATGAAACGCTAGAGAATGGCGATATTTCCATTAAAACCTACAAGCGTAAGTTTGATATTGAACTGGCTGCAATCGTTGCAGATCTGGAAAATCCTATGGATATTCCTTTCTCGCGTTGGATTGATATCCGCTTACATGAAGAGCCTGAGTCAGAACCCGAAGAACCACTGAGTGAAACACCAGTTGAATTTCAGCCAACTAACCTTGCGCAAGCTGTAGCAGATGCAATGGCAGGTGTCGAACCTCCAGAAGTCTCCAATTCAGATGAAATTAAATAAGGACCCGCTAATTTAGCGGGTTTTTTTACACCCATTTTTAAAACGACCCGCAGATAAAGCGGGTTTTTTTATGCCTAAATTTTGGAGAACTATAAATGAGTTCAGGCGCAAAAATTCGATTATATGCTTGTGAAGAAGCAGTGCTAGGAGTCACTCCGGCGAATCCGATCTGGCAAACGGTTCGCCGTGTATCAGATGGTTTATCAGAAAACGTTTCTACTGAGGAGAGTAGTGAGGTTGTGGATTCACGCTTTCGGCAAGGTGGAGTTGTTACTGAAGCAGAAGTCGCAGGCCAGTTAGAGTTTGAATTATCGGTAGGGACATTCGATTTATTCTTGAGTGCGCTGGCATTCAATAACTGGGCGGGAAATTCTTTAAGCTTTGGTGGTGCCGTACGTAAATCACTAACTTTAGTCAAAGTCTTTGAAGATGTGGGGCAGGTCTTTATTTACCGTGGTGTTCAGGTAAATACGGGTGAAATCACCATTCAGGCCACAGGGAAGATAACTGGTAACTTTGGCTTGGTTGGTAGCTCTTTTACTCGTCAGCAAGTAAACCCAGTTGTTAATCCAGTCGCTGCGTCTAGCCGTCCATTGGTCAGCATGCCAAACGTTGAGAACCTATTGGTGAATGGTCAATCAATTCAGGGTAAAGCCTGCATGCAATCGCTAACTATTTCGATCAATAATAATTTGGAAGCAATTCGTTGTATTGGAAATGGTAAATACACTCCAGAGTTTTATCTTGAAAAAATGATGGATATCGAAGCGAATGCATCATTCATGTTCTCGGCAACAGCCGCAGGTTGGATTGATGCAATCAAAACACGTGATGTATTTACTCTTACTTTCGACATTAAAGACAGTAAAGGAAGCAAATACTCGTTCAACTTCCCGCAGTTGGAAGTTATGGAAGCCAATCACCCGGATGGAGGAGGTGATGACATCATCACTTTAGACATTAACTTTGCTCAAGTTCGTACAACCCCAACGATTGTTCGAGCACTTGTGTAATTCAACTTAAATAACATCAAGGCTCATGGAGTGCCATGGGCCTTTTTATTTCCTAAATTTCAGAGGTTGGTATGTCTTTAAAAGTTGGAATTGTTCGAAGCTCGGAAGTATCGAAGTGGTGTACGTTTGAAACCGCAGCTGGGCAGGCAGAATTTAAAATCCGTGGTATTGGTTATAAACCCTTTCAAGTTGCGTTAGAAAAAGCTGGGAATCAGATTTCATCTAAAGGCTATGATGTAATGGTAAAAGACGAAAACGGAAAGCTTTATCATGAGCTTTTATTAGATGCTGCAGGTGCTCATTTAATTGAAGACTGGAAGGGCGTTGTCTTTGCAGAAGTGGTAGATGGTGAAACACTCGAAATTGATCAACCTTACACGCCTGAAAATGCATCTAAGTTGCTTAACCTTGGTGATATTGGCCTATTAATCTGGTCATTTATCAAAGAGCAAGCGCAGAAGATCCAAGAAGAAGCAGATAAAGATAAGGCGACGATTTTGGGAAAGTCATTGAACTCTACAAGTACAAAAAGACCTATGCGTCAAAAACGCCGCACGAAATCGAACAAATCAAATTCTTAGAAGGACATATTCCTGAACCTCCAGAATATTCTTATGCAGCTGACTCAATCCTTGCAGCCTTTTACATGATTATTAGGTCCAGGCGTTATGAGCAGGGCATTCCGCTATCTTTAGATCAGCAGGCTATCAACGTATATGCTGAGCATAATGATTTGCCTGTTGATGTTCATATCTTCAATGACTGTATTTTTGCTTTAGATAATTTGCTTCTTGAGGAAGCTCATAAGAAGATGGCAGCCAAGTCCAAAAAATAATAAATAGCTATCCTCGTGATGGCTATTTTAGATAATGTATTTTGATTTGTAGAAATATATAATATTAACAATAATTTATATTGAAAATTAATATGTTAGTAAAACTTTTATATACATTGGGGTTATCTATTTCTTTGGTGGTTTTAGTTAGCTGCACTAAACAAGTGGAAAATAAGGAACTACTTCCTTCTGCTGAGGCGCAATTCATGAGCGCGGATCAACAAATAGGAAAGATGCTGGACGATTTAAATAATCGAGATGTGCCACTTCAACGGAAGCGGGAAATATTGTGCAAGACATACCCTGAAGTCTACAAAAAACAGTATATGCCAGCTCTACTCAAGCTCTCACCATATATATACAGAAAAGAAACCCTATTAACAGATTATGAGAGTGTGTCCAACTTTTACAAAAAGGCCCTTGCAGTTAAGTGTGAGTGAAATTGATTGATTGAGAAAAACCGCTAGAGATAGCGGTTTTTCTTTATGTGACATATATTGCTCAATTTGCTAAATTACCCCTAAACAAAGGGTATTTTTATGAAAAAGTTTATTTTTTTAAGTTTAATTTGTTTTCCAGTTCTTGCTATTGCGAACACTCCACAACCTCTTAACTATAATGAGAATTGCAAATTAAGAGGTTTTAATTTACTAGCCTATGATGCGAATTTCAAAGAAGCATTTGATTCAAAATTAATGAAGTTTGGAGCAATGAGATCTACAGATTTTGATGAAGATGGCTGTATTGGTGAAAATAATCTTATAAATGGAGTATTAACAGCCGAATTTCGTCAAAATAAAAATAAATTTGTTGGGCAGCATTTAAAAAGTTTCGTTGCATTTGATTCAAAAAATAAAGAGCTACTTGTGGTTTTAATAGATGAAGAATCAAAGAGCTACATAATTGGTAATAAGACGTCTAGCTTAATCTCCGCTTTAAAATCATCATTTGGTTCCAATGAGTATTTTAAAAAAATAGATCTTTCATCATCTTTAACGTTCACAAGCTTCAATGAGAATTATCAGACAAAACAAGTTGAAAAAAAGTTTTCTGAAATTATTGAAAAAAGAATTGAAGAAAACAAAAAACTTTATAAGTTGGCAAATGAAAACCTTAAAAAAAAGAATTTAAAGGATTTGATTCATAAAGATACAAAGTACATTGCTCAACTTAAGGATGGAGAAGGGAAACAAACTAACATTAGTGTAATAACAGTATTAGATCCAAATATTAATTTACCCCTTTCAAAAAAGGGTATTTCTCAGAACTTATATTTTGTGTCAGTTTTAGAAAAGATTGGTTTAAAAAACCCCTATTCATTTAAACCAAGAAGCGCAATTGTAAAGCAAGAAGGGGCACTGCTTAAAATTGGTATTGAATATACAGCTCAAAACTCTTATGGGGCTGATGTTGTTGGATTTGCAAATAAAGTCTTATTTTTGGGAAGTGATGGTCAATATCATCCTGATCCAGAAAAGTAATTTTTCATGTAAAAGAACCCGCGAAAGCGGGTTTTTTATTGCCTAGAGGAAAGTAGAGATGACTCAAGAATCACGGTTGGTCATTGTTATTGATTCAAAAAATGCAGAGAGAAATGCAAAAGCATTGGCTGAGGAAATGTCTAAAATTACAGATACGGGCGATTCTGCAACACGCACCTCAAAAGAAATGTCTAAACAGATAACAATAACAAATAATATTGTTCAGAATTTTAATACCACCGTAAATAATTCTAATTCTGTAATAAATAAAAACGTTGAAATAACAAAGCAAGCAACGCAGCAAACTCAAAAGTTTGGACAAGAATTAAAAACGACATCTCAAGGATTAGAAAAACAAGAAAGAAATGCAAATTCATATGGGGTAGCAATTAAGTCCTTGGCTGGCTACATGGCTGGGCTAGCAACTGTAAATTCAGCCATATCAAAAATGGATGCCTATACAAGCCTTCAAAACCGACTCAAATTAGTAACCAATAACCAAGAAGAACTAAATAATGCTACTGAAGCTACTTTCAGGATTGCTCAAAATACTCGCTCAGCTTGGGACAGTGTTATTCAGGTCTACCAAAGATTTCAGGATAACTCTAAAACACTTAACATCAACATGGCCAAAACAGCCGAACTTACAGACACTGTATCCAAAGCAGTTGCCATTAGTGGAGCCAGTGCCGCTTCAGCAGATGCTGCTCTTGTTCAGTTTGGGCAAGCCTTGGCTTCTGGTGTATTTAGAGGAGAGGAATTTAACTCTGTTGCTGAACAAGCACCAGGGCTTTTAAAGGCTATAGCTAGTGGTCTTGGAGTGAATATTGGTGAACTTAGATCAATGGCCCAAGAGGGTAAAATTACCAGCGATGTGTTGGTAAAAGCACTAACAAACGCAAAAGCTTCAGTAGATGAATTATTCTCAAAAACCGATATTACTATTGGGCAGTCTTTAACTCTTCTGAGTAATGAAGTTACAAAGTTTATAGGCGAGGCTGGGAAAGGAAGTGGGGCTGCTCAGGCTTTAGCTGGATCCGTTCAGGTCTTAGCTAGCAATCTTGATTTAATTGCTGATGGCGCTTTAGTTGTAGGAATTGGCTTTGTTACACATGCAATTTTAATGAAGGGTGCAGCCGTTAAACAAGTAACTGCTGCAACTCTTATAAGCAGGCAAGCTAGTATCACTAAAGCCCAGGCAGAAGTAGTAGAAGCTTCAGCAACATTAAACTCTGCTAAAGCACATCTTGCTAATGTTCGGGCAACAAATGCAGAGGCTCAAGCCAAATATGGAGCTACAGCCGCTGCTCTAAGATATACACAAGCCCAGGCGGCTGTGACAGCAGCAACTAATGCACAAACTGCTGCACAAACTAAGCTTTCTGCTACAACCTCTATGGCTGGTGCCATTGGAAGTCGAGCATTAGGGCTTATTGGTGGTCCAATTGGAGCAATCACATTAGGTGTATCTGCCCTAGCTGCAACATATACGTATTTTAAAGGTAAAGCTGAGGAAGCGAACAGAACCCTTGCTGAACAAGCTGAGGTTGCAAACCGTACAACAGAAGAGCTAAAAAGTTTAAAAGGTGAAGCTAAAACCAAAGCAATAAGCGATTTAGCTACAGCTTTTAAAGCTCAAAATGAGGAAATACATAATACCCAATTGGCAGTAGGGGCTGCTTTAATTGATATCCAGAACTACGGTAAAGGGAATGTTGAACTTACACGTATTTCTAATGAAGCTCGCATGGGTACTATTAGTTACAAAGAGGCATTGCAATTATTAGGTAAAGAGAAATTACCCCCGAGTTTAAGAGATGCCTTGAAGGAGCAAATCGAAAAATATAATGAAGCTTATGATAAGGCCGATAAGACTAAAACTGCCGTAAAATTGTTTGGTGTAGAAGTAAGCTTGTCTGGCAATAAAGCTCAAAATGCAGCCATTGAGCAGCAGAAACATGCAGATGCCATTGGTAACACCAAAAAGGCTGCTGATGACGCTCAGAAGTCCTTACAAAAAATGTATCAAGACAAACTGTGGGATACCCAATTTGTTGAAATTCTATTAAAGAAAGGTTTCTCAGAATCTCAAGCCAATGACTTATTGAAGGTTTATAAAGATTCAATTTCTAAAGGCTTAAAAGCAGCAGATAAAGAGGTTATTAAGACTCAAAAAGAAATTTGGAAGTCAGAAGAGACCATTAAGACAATTACTGATGCCAGAACCGATTCAATACGTGCACAGAACAAGGAACTTAAGAATCAACAAAAAGTTCTCTCCGTAAATGCCAAAGTTCAAGCCAATGCTTCAAAGTTTGGATTTTCAGATTTGGAGTCTAAATACCAACTTCCATCTGGAACATTATCCGCGATTCATATGATCGAATCTCAAGGTAATGCAAAAGCTTACAACAAAAAAACTGGAGCCACAGGTGGCTTCCAATTTCTCGAAGGTACTGCTAAGCAATATGGTGTGAAGGACCGTACTGATTTAGCACAGTCTGCTGAGGGCGCTGCAAAGTACATGTCTTATCTTTTAAAACTCTTTAAGGGGGATTTAGAGAAGGCTGTACGCGCCTATCACGCAGGGGAAGGAAATGTGCAGAAGGGTAAAGGTATTGGTAAATATAATAATCAATACTGGAAGGACTATCAGGGCTATATGGCGGGTATTAATGGTTATACAACTGGTGATATCTCATCAAAAGACTTCGATAAGATTATTCAAGACACCACTAAAATGGCAGAAGAACAAGCTAATCTTCGGCTTAAATTGGAAAATGATGTTGCAAATCAAGTTACCCAGATTAGATTTGATCTTTCTAAAAAATTGGAAGAAGTTGATAAAGCTAATTTTAGCCCAGAACGCAAAGCTGAAATTAAAGCAGAACTTCAAGCACGTGCAGAAAATGATATTGCTATTGCTGAACAAGCAACGAAGATTAAGCTTGCTTCTTTCCGAGACTACACAAAGTCGGAAGAACAAATCTTAAAAGATAGCTATGCCAAGCGTCAGTTTGAGGCCGAGCATGACCTAGAGTTAACGAAAGATCAGCGAAAAGAGACTGTTGATCTATTAGCTCAACAATTGCAGCAAGAAATTGGACTTATGCAGTTGGCCCAAGAACAACGCGCATTTCAAGCTCGGTTATCTCTGCTTTCCGAAACTCAAGCAATGCAGGAACGCTACAGACTCGAACGGGAGGAAATTCTTAAGAATACAAAGCTTTCAATTGAAGAACGCCAAAAACTAATCGCGTTGTCTAAAGCCACGCAGGACAAAGAGACACGCGACAAAGTTAATAGCGCTGTTCAAAACTGGGGCGGTATCCAGGCAGATATGAATGGTACTAGTGAGTTCTATAGACAGGATCAAGAACGGTTTAGCCGCTTGGGTGCTGCAAATGATTTGGCTGATAGCCAATATGCAGCAGCAGATTTAGATGAACAAAACGGTCTGGATGGCTTGAATGCACAAATGGAAGCTGGATTAATTCAGCAACAGGACTTTGAAAATCAGAAGACTGCCATTATTCAAGCTGCTCAAGAGCAAAGAAGTCAAATTTACAACGAATTTGCCCAGAACACTAAGGATGTTGAAGACAAGTATCAACAAGATAGATTAAACGCTCAGATTGCGCTTGGTGGGCAAATGATGGGTTCAGTCACATCTATGTTCGGTTCTATGTTTGGTGAGCAATCCAAAGCGTACAAGCTTATGTTTGCTGCGGATAAGGCTTATGCAATTGCAGCCGCAGGTATTGCTATTCAGCAAAATATCGCAGCAGCTTCAAAAGTTGGTTTCCCTTACAACTTACCTTTAATTGCTGGGGCGGTTGCACAAGGTGCTAGCATTATTGCGAATATCCGTGCAATTAAAGATCAAGGCTTTGCGGACGGTGGTTACACTGGAGCAGGTGGAAAATACCAAATTGCCGGTGCTGTGCATAAAGGAGAGGTGGTTTGGTCACAGGACGACATCCGCCGTTGGGGTGGTGTTGGTTTAGTCGAGACTATGCGTAAGAGCTCAGGCCCTGAAGCGTTTATCAATAACCATGCACAAAATAACACTTCAGCAGAGAGTGTCTTTAATCGTTCTTTCCTAAGTTCAAAAGCTTTTAATGATAATCAAACGATCTCGAATATTTTTAATCAACCTGTTC